CTACACCATCAAGATAAATAATTTTGTGTGACTTATCATCAGTTGCAAAAGTAACTGTTGCACCTGAACCAGAGGCTGCTTTTATTTGTACTGTTTCTGCGTTTGTAGTTGCATTTTCAATAATATAAAAATTTTCTGTAAGAAGAGGGAAAGTTACAATTCTTGATCCTGTAAGAGCACCTGTTAATTTAATAACTCTTTGTTGAGCTGTACCTGTTAAAGCACCATCGTCTATATCTAAAGCTAGAGTTCCTGAACCTGCGATAGATACCTCTAAAAATCCACCAGTTAATTGTTCAATAAGACTTAAGTTAGCGTTTGTTTTTGTTCCCCAAGTACCGGCGTTTTCACCAGTGGCCATTAATTCTAGGCCGAGATCAGTATAAGTTGATGCCATAATTTTTCTCCTGTGCTCTTTTCAGTTAAGCTACATCTGTATAAGATGTATTACCTGTTATGTCAATATCATTATAATTTGTATTTCCAGTAATATCAATATCATTATAATTTGTATTTCCAGTAATATCAATATCAAAATAACTTAATGGTGCAACATTTCCTACAGCTGTTGTTGCTTCTAAACCAGTTAATCCCATGACATCTGCAGGTGTTATTGAGCCTATGCCAGACGTTAAAGTTGCCGGTGCTGTTAAAGTATAAGCAACTTCTGTTATTAGAGAACCTACAGCACTAGTTGCTCCTACTCCAGTAACATCAACTAATAAAACAGAATCAATTGTAATAACTCCAACTGCGGTTGTGGCTTCTAAACCAGTTAATCCTACAACGTCTGCTGGACTTATTGCTCCTACATTAGAAGTTAAATTAAAACCTGATAATCCAATAACCATGTCTCCAGGTGTTATATTTCCAACATTAGATGTTAAACCTGAAGGTGCTGTTAATGTAATTGTTGGTGATAATATAATTGTTGGAGAACCTATTCCAGATGTTGCAGAAACTCCTGTCACTCCCATGACATCTGCTACATTTAAAATAAAATCTCCACCCCAAGTAACACCAACATCTCCTACATCAGAAGAACCTCCCCAACCTTGAGCTCCCCATGTTGTATCTGGTAATGAAGAAGTTAGTTCGTTAGGTGCAGTTAATTCTACTGTAAGACCAGATTGTCCCCAGTTTTCAACACCCCAACCATCTTGACCCCAGCCGGTATTTATTTCTGTAGAAATTGTTGGAGTTCCGAGAGCAGAAGTTAAACTTAAACCAGATAAAGAAACGTCAAGACTACTTTCTCCCCAATTTTCTGTGCCGTAAGTATCTGATCCCCAACCAGTTTCATTAAATGCGGATATGCCTACAACATCTCCACCTGTGTCCCAAGATCCTAAACCCCAATTGGTTTGAGACCCCCATGTTGATTGATTGAGAGTGGCCTGTTGACCTGTTAATACGACTGTTTGGTCGGCCATAAGGACTTACTCCTTATGCTATTCGAACTATAGCTGTTGTTGCTGCCGCTGCTGGAAATTGAACTGTGAATGTTCCAGAAGAAACTGTTTTGTCTCCTCCAAAAGCTACTGCACAAACTGCAGGATCACCTGTTGCTGTATCATTAAAAATTAAACAACCGTTAGCTGTAAAAGATGCAGACGTCCATGAGATATCAGCAAAATCACAAACTGCTGTTGTTGAATCTAAAGCTGGTGTAACGCTAGTTAATACTTTTCCTTTTGCAGAATAAGCAGATCCAGATGAATTAGTTATTTCGTTTGATGAACTATAAGCAGTAGTACCTGCTCCTAAAGTTGCAGAACTTGTGTACAACGCTATGTTAAAATCATTTCCAGTAGTAGCTGTAAAATTGTGTACAGCTTTTAAAATTTCTGTTTTAAAACTGTTACATATTGCCGATGTTATTGCCATAATTTTTTCTCCTCAATTTACGGAGACGGTGACTTGACTGGTATTCTAACTGTTCCGTCAGTATAATCGTCTCGTCTTCGTCTTCCCAGCTGCATACCTGCAAACTGTTGTACAGCATTTTTATATCTATTTTCGTAGTATGTCAACATATCCGTTGGACCTTTTAAAAATCCAAATGCTTCTACTAGACATGCATATAATAACCCTTGTGGAAAATATGTGCTTAGATATGTATTATTATTAAAACCGGTACCAGACCCAAGTCCATTTGGCATTTTGTTATAATATATTCTAAATTTGTAATTAGCGTCTGGTGTAGGAGCTACATACATACCTCCTGACGAAGTATCGGTAGTATTATCGGCACCACCAAACATTGCGTAGTATTTAGGAAATCCTGTGACTGAATTAGTAGTATCTGTAGGAGATTGTATTTCTCCTTCGGGTCCAAATTTTCTATCTACAAATTCTGATAAATATGTTTGATCTTTTTTTTCTAACCATTTTCCATTACCTTCAGTATTAGCTGTTGATTCAAAAACTTCAACACCTCTTATAAATAAAGCTCCAGCTGGTGAATTAATTGTATTGTCATCAGCTGCTAATACACCCTCTTGAACAAATCTTTGAGAGTCCATAGGAAGTTCTTGATAAATTCTAAACTCAGCCGCCATTATAAACTCATCAACAATTGCTTGCGTAAAAACACTATCATCTACTTCAGTATAATTTCTTATTGCTGTAGTTAATGTGCTGTAATCGTATTTTTTAACTCCTGACATAATTAACCTCTATCATTAATCGGTCCAACTGTACACTGCAAACCGCCTCCTGTTTCTGTGCTACTAGCATTACTAACTAATTCAAATGTAAAACCTGTTTGAATAGTGTTGTATGCAGGATCACCAGCGCTATCATTATATCCTGCTAATTCTTGTCTTGTAGAAAGAGTTGCTATTTTATAAGCTCCAAATACTTTAGCTGCAGTTAAATGCGAAGTAGCGGTTGTTTTTTCTGGAGACACTCCTCTGTAAGGAGCACTTGTACCTCTAGTGCACCCAGTTAAATCATGTGTAGATCTTCCAGTATATTCAACAACTTCGTTTTCATAAAAACCAGTAGTGCTATTTACTTTTTCAATTACTATAAATCCTGCTGTTGGAAATTCTGAACCATCAGTTAAAGTAATTGTTGTAGCAGAATCTGTTAACGCGCCATTTAAAGTTGTAGATAATTGTAGGGTAGACACGGCAACTCCACCCACTGGAGATTTAACATCTCTTAATCTAACAAAATCATTTACTTGCATAGCACCATTTTCAAAAGCTACAGCAACAGTTGCATCAGCTGCTGTGGTTGTAATAGGATTATTTACTAAAAAATCTTCTGTTGGAAATTCTGTTCTTGCAGTTCTTGCTCTTTGTAAAGCCTGTGGATCTGCACTTGTAGGTTTTGGATCTAGTTGTGGTTGTTTAGGTTCGTATTCTGAGATATGCACAAAAGCACCGTTCCATTCTCTAACCATTTCGTTATATGGAAATGCCATTCCTGATCTATCAGAAATTGCTAAAGCATATTTACCTTGCGAAAAAGTAGTCATTAACCAATACCTGGGTAATAGATTTTAGGAGATATGTATGTAGAGTTAGAAGAACCATCTTCATCTTCTGCTCTTAACAATTCATCTTCATATAATAATTTTAATTCTTGTACTCTTTGCGGTGCATATTTTACAGCTAAGTAATATGCCAACCCTGAAATCATACATGGAACAAATCTGTATGGTACGTCAGTTGCATTTGTATAAGCACCTACATCATCAATTCTTTTTGTGTAATAAAAATTAATATAGTTTCCATCTTGAGCTGCACCTGGAGTTAAGTATAAAGTCATAGTAACTTTATCTATAAATCTTTGGACCCAATATTGTGTTGGTAAACCAGTTGAAGTTTTATTTGAAAAACCTTGATACTGTGATCGACTAATTTTTGTCATAGGAGTATCAACAGAAGTTGATTTTACTCTATAATCTGCTTCTTGAATATCTGTCATACCATTTGGAAATTGTAAAACTGCATCAGAAGTACTGTGTGTAGCTGCTGTGCTACCATTAATTCCTCTAGTGCATCCTGTTAAATTTAAACTAGATATTCCTGTGTAAGAAATTTGTTCCGTTCCAATAGTGATTATTCCACTAGTTGCAAATCCTGTAACTGAAGCTACTCCAATTGTAGCAACACTTGCATTTATTCCTGCGGATAACGTAGTGTTTACTCCGTCAGATGTGCCGTCAGATGGTGATCTAAAAAAAGTATATACTGATTGTCCATCTACTAATGTAACATTTTGATTTTTTACTTCCCAAAATTGAAGTCCTCTATTACCCCATTCAGAAAATAAAATATTTAAAGATCGTTTTGCTGTTTTTAATTGATAACCAGAAGTACCTTGAATGCCAATACGTTCGTATGCATCTTCAATAATTTCATCAATGCTTAGGTTCTTATCAAAAACATAAGAGCCTGAAGTAGTGTTGGCCATCTAAGCTCCTTACCCGTCGTAGAATACTGTTAGACCTGTAATGTCACCTTGGTCAGCAGTTAAATATGCTCCATTAGGAAATAATACTCCATCATCTGGAATATATGGATCTAGATCTCCTGCACTTGCAGATAAAGTTAGTAACGCTGTTCCAGTTGCAGAACCGTCTCTAAAAGCTAAATTTCCTGCACCAGCTAAAACACCGTGCATTCCTCTTATTCTAGTTCTTCCACCAAAAATAATTGATACTAAATCACCAGCACCACCTAAAACACCCGCAGAAGTATTAGTTCCAACAGCTCCGCTAGCAGCAATTTGTGTAACAGTATTATAAAATTTTGTACTAAACACTGTAGTTGCATTTGGACCAACTAGGTCTTCGCTTTGTGTAACTCCTTTAGAATCAGTTCCAGTAATTGTAAAAGTAACTGCACGCATATCTGCTCCGCAAGTTAAACTTACTTTTTGAGAAGATCCTGTTCCGCCAAAAGTTGCGGCAGCACCAGTAAGAGTCATATTACCTGCTCCACCTAAAGTTTGAAGAGCAGCTATTGTTGCTGTAGCTGTAGCCGTAACATCAGTCGCAAATTGCGCTTTAACTTGTGATACGTTTGCCATAATTTTTTTCTCCTATTAATTTATACTAAGGCCCCGAAGGGCCCTAGTTAAATTTATTATACTACTCTTTCAGTTACTACTTTAACGTAGTCAACCATTAAGTTTGTAGTAGTTGTACCTTTAGTGTTAGTACCCATTGATATCGCTAAACCAATATCATCTGGAACAGTCGTAGCTGACTGATCAAATATAGGATTACCATTGTAGTAAACTCTATACACACCAGTAGTTCCAACACCTTCTTGTCCAGCTGGAATAAATCTAAATCCAACTCTGACAGTGTTGCTAGGTATTTGAGCTGCAGTTGCAGATTGAGTAGCAACAGTTGAATCAGAAAAAGTTAAATCTGATCCACCCGGTGAACTATCAATTGTGTATGAAGTACCTGCACCATTTTTTCTAACTACAAATTGAATTGTAGTTGTGTCTTCTAAGTGAGAAAAACCAATACAGTCATCTGGTAAAGATGCTGGATCAGCAAATCCTGTGTTAGCTAGACCAACAAAAGTGTTTGCTTCAGATACGTCGATACTTGCAAATGAAGTTTCAAACGCCATTTTTTTATTTTGTTGATAATTGAAAACATTATAGCCTTCTACTAAGTTAACGTCATTAGCACTCGGAGAACCATCGTCTCCTAATACTAAAAATCCATTAGCGTAGTTAGCAGCTTGTGTAGAAGCTGCAGCTGTTTCAGTTATGTTCCAATCACCTGCGTTGTATGTAAC